TTCGAATGTTGGCACTTGCCGCAGGCCCCATGGGTGTGTGGCATCCCGGACAAGAGATCGAACTGCCTACAGAGGAGGCTATGGCACTCATAACGGCCCACTACGCCGTACTGGTTGGGGGCAATGACGGTCGCTACACTGCAACCGTTGGTGGCATCCAAGTGGAGACTGCCATGTTGGCGCCGGCTGAACCGATTGCCGTTCCGATTGAAACGCGGACACCGGTCGGGGTTGTGGATCCGATCCTTACCTTTGGGAAATACAAGGGCGAGGCGATGAGTGCAGTCTATGCGAAGGATCCTAAGTACGTCACGGGCTTCCTCGCCAAGAACGAGGATGCTGAGATTGCTGCCGCCGCCAAGGCGATCGCCGGCTGACCATGCCAAGTGATATCCTGCTGCTCTCGCTAGGACCAACAGCCGCGGTCACCTGTAAGGTGTCTGCTGTCCTGGTGGGCGCCTTGGCGGGTGAGGTTCTTTCGGCAGACGCGCTTGCCTTAGCAGCTGCCGCGAGCGCCATTAACCTGCTGACGCCCAACCAGGCGGGCGCCGAGACCGACACAACGGGCATGGAGGCGGTCAATGGGACGCTCTCGCGCGACACAACTGCCTTCTATGCGGGCACCGCATCGTTCAAATTGGTTGTCGCCGCTGCGGGCGATGCACAGATCCGAGCAACATATACCGCAGTAACCGCCGCACTCCCCTATGCCTTCTCCGTCTATGTTAAGGCGACGGCCGCTGTTGGCAGGATGTGGAAAGTCCGCATTGAGTGGTTCGATGCGATTGGGACTTCTCTCGGCGTACAGGATAGCTTGGCCACTTTGGCATCGGCCTCCTGGACCTGTCTTTATGTGGCGGGCGTGGCCCCAGGCGCAGAACCGATCACATTGGCTCAGGCGAAGGGTCAGACGCGCGTCGAGACGAGTGATGAGGATCCGAATATCGCCAGTCTGATCGCGACGGCTCGAGCGTATGTCGAAGAGACCACGGGGCGGGCGCTTCTTACCCAAACATGGACATGGCAGCATGTCAACTGGCACACGTTATTCAGCGGATCATGGAGCAGACTGTCTCACGGGGCCTGGGGCCGCAAGGTCATTGTGCCTCGGCCCCCGTTACAGTCGGCGACCATCACCTATTTGGACGCGAATAACGTGTTGCGGACGCTCGCGCCGACCGAGTACGTCGTAACACCCGGGGATCCCGGGACCATTGAACGGTCATCCGCGTTCAGTTGGCCGACGGTCGCCTCCTCCGGTTATCCCGTGACAATAACTTTTTGCGCTGGCTATGGTACTGCGGCCAAGATTCCAGGACCCCTGACGCAGGCTATGCTGCTTTTAATCGAAGAATGGTATGGAAACCGTTCCTCAATCGTTGCTGCTTCAAGAACTTCGCTACTTGCGTTGCCACATGCCGTGGAAGCTTTACTAGCCCTGTACCACTGGTATCTGTAGATGGACGCAGGCATTCTGAACCGTCGCGTTATGATTCAGCAACCCTCGGCGGCGCAGGATGCGTATGGCCAGCCGGTTGCTGGTTTTACGACTCTCGCTACGGTCTGGGCGGCTGTTGAACCTCTCTCGGGTCGGCAGTTGTTTGCCGCAAAGCAGGCGCAGAGCGAGGTGTCGGTCCAGGTGACGATCCGTTACTTGGCCACGGTTACGACGGCTATGCAGGTGGTCTATCTGGACCATGTGTATGCGATCGATGCCATTATCGACTATGAAAGCAGGCACGAAAGCATGGTCTTGCTCTGCAAGGAGAATGCGGCGTGAAACTAGGACAGCACATGAGCGACGAACAAAAGGCTAAGATCTCTATGGCCGAGAAAGGGAGATCAACATCCCTCGAGACGCGCGCCAAAATATCTGCTGCAAAACTGGGACATCACCCGTCCCTACAAGCGCGGGCGAACCAATCTGCGGCACAGATGGGGCATGTTTTTTACGGCCCGCATCTCTATTCTGCTGAAACGCGGGCAAAAATGTCTCTGTCGCACAGAGGACAGGTTATGCCAGAAGTAACCCGTTTGGCTCTTCGTAAAGCAAATCTTGGTCGTCACCCTACAGATGAACAGAGGATAAATTATTCGAGAGCGCATATAGGACACGTTGAATCCGAAGAACAGCGAGCAAAGATTTCTGCTGCGGGGAAAGGAAAACCGAAATCCGATGCATGGCGGGCGAAGATGTCTGTTCGGCAGAAGGCGAACCCAGGGTGTAACTCTGATGCCTGCAGGGATGCGGCGTATAAAGCGCATTTGGGTAGTCACATGTCGAATGAGAGCAGAATGAAGATGTCTGCCACTCACCAGGGCTGCTTGTTGTCTGATTGGGAAAAATTCACAAGTTCCGAGAGTTTGTTTATTCGTCACAGTTCAGAATACACCACATGGCGTACTGCCGTGTTTAAGCGTGACAACTACACGTGCCAAGAGTGCGGGGAACGTAGCGGCAAGGGGCATAAAGTCATACTCGAAGCGCATCACATCCATGAGTTCGCCGAATATCCTGAATTGCGTTTTGACGTAGACAACGGCAACACACTCTGCCGAAAGTGCCACCACAAGACTAGGCAGAGAAAAGCTAGGGTGGCAGCATGAGCAACTTTGTGACCATTGAAATCAAGGGACTGAATGAATGCGATGCCAAGCTGAAATCGCTTAGCGAACGCGTTGCCAAACATAAGGTGGCACAGGCTCTCCAAGATGCAGCCGCGTATTTGGTCGTACGCATCGAACGGGCCACATATACGGGCCGTGATAACCCACGCGTGCGACTGAAGAATTCGTTCATGGCGGGCGCGACGCATAAGGATGGCGAAAATACAGTTGTGAATGTTGGTCCAAATAAGGCCAAGACGGCAGTCGCAATGGCGCAGGAATTTGGTTGGCCCACCACGCCGGCACATCCGATGATGCGGAACACGTTTGATGCAGAGAAGGACAAACTCATTGATATTTTCGTTGGCGCACTCAATGAAGAACTGGAAAAGGTACAGTTGCCATGACGGACCTCGACGCAGCCCTGTTCACACGACTGAGCACCTACTCTCCACTGATTACCAGTCTTGTTCCTGCAACTCATATTGCTGCATTGACCATAAAACAGGGGATTCTCGTGCCATACGTGGTCTTTCAGGAGATCGATGACATCCCGGACTACGCGCATGACGGTCAGAACGGTCTGAGGCATCCACGCATGCAGATCTCATCCTATGCTTCGTCTCTTCTTGGCGCCAAGGCGATCGATGTTCAGGTTAGAGCCGCACTCGAAACGTGGCCGGCGACCAATGCCGACGTGCAATCAGTCCAGATTGAGAACACCATCCCGATGTATGACCAGGCGACCGCCTTGTATGCGATGATCACCGACTTCACCATTCAGTTTCTGACATAGGAGGAACCGTGGACTTCAGCACAGTAGAAAGTGTAGCTGTTGAACTGCTTGGCAAGACGCGTCATTTGAGACTGACGCTAGCTGCGCCGGGTTGGTATAAGACTCTGACGCACAAGCGGCTTGACGACCTGATCATGCTGCTACAGCGTCAACTGTCGGCTGGCATGGCGGCCAAACGGGTGAATGACGCGCACGCTGAGGCACTTGGCGTGCCGGTCGAGCAGTTGCCAGCGGATGAAGTCGTTGATCCTGATTCAATATTGGCTCCCAAAGACAAGGTTGATGTCGCGGACATGATCCCGGATGTGATCGCCGCGGTTTATTGCCTGGCTCACTGGGAGGACATTGTCAACCGTCCACAGGGCAAGAAGGACGTGCCGCTCCCGGGGGAACTGACCTATGAGGACATGAACACGCAGCTGGACCTGGACGCTTTCCCCACACTCATGGTCCTCATCGTCCAGGTCTATGCTCTCCATGCGATGAAGGCGGGCAAGGATACAGAAGGCGCGGACCCAAACGCCTCGAGCCTGGGGCCACTGAGCTCTGGGCCATCGGACGAGTCCTCTTTGGACTCACAGGAGAAGAGTTCTTAACATGCACTCCCCGAGAATGGCAAGAATTGTGGCGTGCGTGGGATTCACAACAGCATCGGAGCGAGGTCAATAGTGACTATCAGAGTGCAAAAATATGTTCGATCTTGTGCAACCTGCAGCGGTCTCCGGAGAGCAAGGCAGCCGAGATGACAGATTTCCTGCTCTATGACAGGCCGGTGAAACACGAACAGACGGCAGAAGAGATGCTGGTGATTGCTGGGCTGTTAACTGACGCTTATGGTGGAAAAAGGGTGCTGAACTGATGAATACTGGTCGGAATATGGACAGCATTAACGCTGCCGCGTTCGTCTACTTAAACAATTCATGAGGAGATAACATGTCTCAAGCGCAAACGAGTTTCGGTGTAAGCCTGCTCCAGGGCGTTGTGCCCGTTGCAGAAATCACTTCCCTCACGCCTCCATCATTCAACAGTGAGACGATCGACGTCACGAACCATGATAGTGTCGGGCGCATGGCTGAGTTCATCGGAGGCATGAGGAGCTCCGACGACGTCAAGATTACCTGCAACTACATTGTCGACGACCCCGGCCAGGTCCTGCTCCTCGCGGATCAGGCAGACGGGCTGGTCCACGCTTTCACGATCAACTTCCCGACGGCATGGGGCGCGAGTTTCGACTTCTCGGCAGTCGTCCTGAAATGCGCCGTCTCGCCGTTCACCGCAAAGGGCGATGCGGTCCAGCTCGAAACCACCTTGAAGATCTCGGGTTCAGTCACGTTGAGCACGACAGCGAGCGCTGGTCTCACGACCCCGTTCTTTGTCCTCTCTCCCGCCGGAATCGACGTTCCAGTGGCATCAGCCACGCCCGGGACGTACATCAACGACCAACTCGACGAAGCGACAGCGGTGACCGTTACCCCAACAGCCGACAATGATGGGGTCATCGAAGTCAACGGGAAGGTTGTCCTGAGTGGCGAGGCATCCGGGACCATCACCCTTGGCGCCAAGGGAACGGTGACGACAATCACCATCACGGTCAAAGAAACAGGCAAGGGCCCCAAGACCTATACCATTCTGGTCGCCAGAGCCTCAGCCTAACGTGAACTGTCTGGCAACAACAATGTACGTCGGCATCGGGAGCGGAGAATAGTCTCTGCTCCTGGATGTCGGTTGTTGGTAGGACGTCTGGCGAAGAGGAGGTGATGAAATAGCCACGCTCGCAAAACTGATTGTTCAGATAGGGGCTTCGACAGCCGAGTTCGAATCGGCGATCAAGCAGACCTCAACGCAGCTCAAGAACTTCCAGCGAGATACGAAGGGGCTTGAACCGATCATGAACGCTGTGGGCACGGCCATTAAGGTGGTCGGGACTGCCATAATCGGAGCGTTCGTGGCCGGCGGGACCGCAGCACTTGCCTCTGGCAAGGTGATCGAACAGTACAGACTCTCGCTCACGACGCTCATGGGTAGTAGCAAGGCAGCAGGCGAGGCGGTCGCATCCGCACTGAACCTTGCCGCTAAGACCCCATTCACCGATGACCAATTGCTTGCTGCTACCGTTGCTTTGGAAAAGTTCGGTCAGGATGCCAAGACGGTCCTTCCTCAGGTTGCGAATATGGCAGCAGCCACGAACGGCGACGTTGGACAGGCGGCAGAAGCGTACGGTCGTTTCTTGTTGGGTCAAACCAAGGCGCTGGCCTCTTTCGGTATCACAAAGGCCCAAGTCCTTACAGAGGGAGCGAAGACCGAACAGGGCATCGAGATCGCGAACCAGAAGGGGCAGATCGTCAACCAAGCTGCGTTCAATACCGCCCTGTTGTCCCTCATGGACAAACGGTTCAAGGCCGGGGCAGAATTGCAGGCCAACTCGCTGGCCGGCCTCATCAAGGGAATGAAGGACACGGGCGAGGATATTCTCAGGACCATCGCCGGGTTCTCGGATGACGGCACGATCCGCGCTGGTAGTCTGTTCGACTTCTTCAAGCAGGGCATTACCGAAGTGTTGGCCAAGATTGAAGAGTGGAAGGCGAACGGCTCGCTGCAGGAATGGGCTGATAACGTCGGGAAGGCAATTATGGTGTTCTTCACCAACGCCAAGATCGTCTTTCTGTGGCTCGTGGATATTGCCACATGGATTGCCAGAAACTGGGAAGCGATTATTCCGGTCGTTGGTGCCGTTGTTGGGGCGTTCGTAGCCTTCAAGGCTGTCACGATCTATGTCGATGTGGCGGCCGTTGCCGTCAAACTGTTCGGGGCTGCTGTCGCCGGCACGCTCGGTCCGCTTGGCTGGATCATGGCTGCCGTTGCCGCCCTGTCGGCTGTTGTCGTCATTGCCACAGAGAAGTGGAGTGCGTACAACGCCGTCATGAACCCCAAACTGACGACAGCTTCATCGACCGCCAATATCCAGGCACTGAAAGCAGAACTGGCGCAGTTCGACAAGATCACCAAACAGAATAGTGCCACGATGGTTGCGGACGGCCATTCAACACAGGATCAGATCACTGCGTACGAAGCTGCCCGGGCGGCTGACCGCCTTGTCATCGCAAAGAAGCTCCAGGAGAACATCGATGGAGTAAATGGGGCAGCTCGAAACAAACAGGCTACAGCACAGACGGACGCAATCGCTGAACAGAAGAGAAAGGCAGATGCGGCCGCGACCGCGATAGCGGCAGCCGAGAAACAGGGGCGCGATGCCAAGACGGCCGCAGAGAAAACGGCAGCTGATAAGGCCCTGAAGGCGGCTCAGGCTCTGGCTGCAGAAGTTCTAAAGACCAACACAGATTTAGACGATCAACTCTACAAACTCAGTCACACTCTGGTCGAGGGCCAAATCTATGACCTCGCCAAGGCGCGCGATGCGGCGATCGCTTCCGGGGGCTCGAAGTTAACAGCAGACAAGGTCTATGTGCTTGCCGCTAAGAAGGTGTATGCCGATGCGGCGGCGGCCCAACTCATTGCCGACAACGAGGCAGCGGATAAGGCGCTGCAGGCGAAGAAAGATGCCGAGGACAAATACCTGAGTGCCCTAGCCGATTATACCTCGAAGCAACAGGATGTCCGAAGTACTCTAGCTCGGACGATCATCGACAACTACGGCAGGCAGGAGGACGCGGCAGTCTCGGCCCTTGAATCAGAACGCGACACGGCGATTGACACCATCAATGACCAAATCGATGCGCGCAACCGGCAACTCGAGACGACCCTTGACAACATCTCCAAAGAGAAAGATGCGGCCCTGGGGATCTTCGACGTACAGATTTCGGCATTGGAAGCGGCGCATGCTGCAGCGCAACGCGCAGAGACCCTCGCCGGATTGCAGGCCAACGTCACTGCAGCCACAACGCCAGAGGAACGCCTGCGGGCGCAGAAGGCTCTTGACAAGGAACTGGCTGATGAGGCATACAACGATAAGCTCGACAGTCTGAGAGCACAGAAAGCAGCAGCCTCCGACTTCTGGGACGCACAGACGAAGGCCGCACAGACGGTCGCTGAGTCAGATCTCCAAATACTCAAGGATCAGGTGACCGCTACCCAAAAGTCGTACGATGACCGGATCGCGTCCGTCAAGTCCTACTATGCCGACCTGATGCTCCAGCGCAATGCCGATGCGGAAGCAGAGAAACTCCTAGCCAGCAGCACGCAAGCTGAAATCCTGGCCATGCTCGAGGGGCGGCTCGGCGACTGGAAGGCCCTCGGAGCCCAGATAAGCGACGCCATGTTCGGCGACGCACTGGCAGCCAAAGCAGCACTGCTCGCTCTTGGTGCGACAAACGTGCCAGGCACAAGCGCTCCGATCTCTCCCACGTGGAACCAGGGCGCCGGACAAGCAGGATACGGAACCTTCCCCATCATCCAGCATGCCACTGGTGGCTACTTCACGACACCGCACATCGCGGCGATCGCAGAAGCAGGACCTGAGTTCATCGTGCCACAAAGCCAGGCAAGCGCATTCGCTGCGCGCATGGGCAGTATGCCAGTGAACGTCACCTACAACATCAATGGCGCCAGCGACATCCCGGCGATCCGTCTCGAACTGCAGCACCATGACAAGGAATTGCTAGGCATGCTACGAGGTGGCCGATGGTAAGACTCTATTGGGGCACGGGCGGAAGCGACTATACCGACGTCTCGGAGGCTGAGGCGCTGGCCATCCGCTACGAGCGCACGGTCATCACCGACCACATCCCGTACAGCAATCGTGTGGTGAGCACAGAGCAAGGCTACCAGGCGCGCATTGCCTTCTCGACCTTCATGAAAACGACGGCGACGCGCGACGCTCTCCTGGGACACTTGCCGGATGTCTACAAGGTGTCAGTCGACAGCGGGACATCCTATCGCTTGACGACTGACGTGGGACACGAAGTGAGGAGAGAATGGCTGGACTTGTGGCCCGTTGACCTGGACCTGCTGTGCGATGCCGACGCTCTCAGCGCAACACTACACTCGGAGCCGGGAGGAGATGCTTGCCTGAATCTCGGCAACCGTCCGAGCACGCCAACCTTCGTTATCACGGTCGGCACAGAGATTGGTGCTGGCCTGACGATCTCCGATGGCACGCGAACGCTCGTCCTGACCGGTATCTATCATGTGGCCGACGTCCTGACGATCACGAACTGGAAAGCGCTGCAGAATGCCGATGAAGTCACGTTGAACATGAGCGGTGAGTTTCCGTTGATCCCGGCAGCCGACGACGTGATTTTCACCTTCACGGGCATCACCGCGCCGGCAACCGAAGTCGTTATCGCCTATCGGGATACTTGGAGGTAGACCATGTACAAATGCTACTATAACGTAACCAGCACATCAGCCGCAGACTTTATGAGCAAATTGTACACCTATATCGAAGCGATGGGCTGGGTCAAGGAAAAAGGACTTGAAGTTGCCGATGGCGCCGCATGGCAGAACTCCCATGCCTACGCTCAAGGCGATATGGTCAAACCGACAACGGCCAACGGATTCATCTACATCTGCTCGACAGCAGGAACATCAGCCGCTACAGAACCGACATGGGGAACAACACTCAAAGGAGAGACAACCTCAAGTACCGCCAAGTTCCGTGCCTATAACGTAGGGCGCGTGTATTCGTCAATTGGAGAGGCTGGTACAGAGCCAAAGAACTACGTCTATCTATATATTGCTGGCATTACAATGGCCTGGAGGCTAATAGGAATTATCGGTACGGCACAATGGGCAGCGAGCACATGGTTATGCGGTCCCTGGCCTAACCAATACGTCTATCCCCTAACCGATATTTCTGCCAACCCATGCTATGCCTTTATCTATGGGAACAAGGATTTTGTCATTGTGTGCATATTGTATTCGAGTTCCTACTATTATATCGGATTTGGCTTTCTCACGCCCGTTTGGACTCAACGAACAACCTTGACCTCATCGGCAACCGCAGGAAGCAACGTCAATCTTGCAGTTGCGAGTTCTGCCAATGCCAAAGTTGGTCAATGGCTTCAGATGTGGGGCGCGGCTGAAGAAGGGCGCGACAAGGTAGTTGTGTCAGCGGTTCCTGATTCAACTCACATCACCGTAACAAGCCTTCCACGCAACTATTCCAGCGGTTCCTGGATTGGAATAATCCCTGTTCGAGCGATATTTTTGCGAGCAGGAAACACGCAGCTTGTAGACGGCGTGCATTATATGAACTTGGCCGATGCCGGAACGGCTGAAGGGGGATCAAATAATGCCTTCTTCTCATATCCCTTAGCAAATCAGTTGGGAAGCGAAGCGGCACCTGATTATCGTCTACAAAAATACCTATTACGACCTGCCTATTATCAAATGCAGGACTATGTATCGGGTCAACAAGGATTGTGCGTAGGTGGTTATCTTCCTACGGCTATCATTCTCCAACAGGGCAAGGTAGTCACTTCTCTGGATTTATTTCTTGTCTATGATGGATATTCCTATCCCGTGTCTGGAACAGCAGAATCGGGAACGGCGACAACACTCACCGATACGGACAAAACGTTGACCACCGATGCCTGGATTGATTATATTCTTGTTATCACAGGAGGAACAGGCGTTGGTCAGACGCGAAGAATTATCAGCAATACTGCAACTCAATTCACCGTCACCACATGGCAGACAAATCCAGATGCGACATCGCAATATGCCGTAGTAGAAGAAGCGTGGAGACAATTAGGAAACGGCGCAGTCAATTCTCCTGTCGTCAAGGAGATTATCTAATGGCATTTGCAGTATGGACGGGCCTAAAGACAGAAGGGACAACGGCAATTTCCAACATAGTGACGGAGACGAAACAGGCGATTATTCTATCGTTGCCTGTATTTGTCTCTAATCCACGAACCTTATTCTCTGCCTCCAACAAGGCAGCGATAATTCCTGCATATCGATGGCGTATCAAAAAGGGCTAAATGGCATTTGCAATCTGGACAGCGGTAGTCCTGACAAGATGGCTGGATGCGCCTGTTCCTGTCGTTACGCATAGGGCTGCTGACCACTTCATCGCTACCTTTGATGCTATTGAAGAAGCAGTCTCCTATGAGTTTACAACAGACGGCTGCTCGACATGGCTTCCGATTGCCTCTGGCGTTGATGTCACCACAGATAGCGCAGGGAACGCTCTTGTGGAGAGCACGCACTATCCGCTTCAAGTTCATTCTGTCGGCATAGGTGGAAATGTTTATGACACATCAATGCCAAGTACTGTCGTTGATGCGTTCACAAACCCTGCTCTGCCACCAACTCTCATGCTGTTGACTCCGCAGCCGACCGACGATCCTGCCATCTGGATCATGCGCGGGTTGGTTCAGGATTTTGGCTTGGCCGTTGTCACCATCACCTTCCAGTACGGCGCGACGATGTCCTATGGCACAAACGCCGTCCTCGAAGGGACTTACACCACTGGCGAACGGGTCGTCAAAGCGATAGCACTTGCAGCCGATACGACGTATCACTCCCGCATGAAGGGTGAAAACATGGGCGGCATCACCTACACGGCTGATGCGATCCTGTTCACGGGTAGAAAACCTCGGTGGCGCGTTTACGAGCGCCAAGTGACGTAGTGGCCACAACCTACAAGATTCTCGACAACATTATCGACTCACAGGTGAGTGAAGCACGCAACGCGCCGGCCGCCGCCGCACTCATCACCCTGGCGGGAACCGTCGACGTCACGCTCGGCGAAACCATCGTGTTTGCCCATGACCAAGGCGGACAGCGGGCTTACTATCCGCTGGAGGCGGTGAAGGTCGATCATGAACAGGGCAGAACGAAGGTCATCGCGCGCTCGCTCCTCTGGCAACTCTTCAACGTCCTGCTCCCGGACATGGCAGATCAGGTAGGAGAGGCATCGGTCATCATCAAGGCGGTGATCGCAGCGGCAAACGCCTTAGACTTCTGCGACATCTATGTCAACGACAGCAATATCATCGCCTCGACCCGAACCTATACCGCCGTCAACATCAGCCATCGGAAGGTCGGTGAGCTCTTCCAGGACCTGTGCAAGGACACGGCCTGCGTCATGTGGGTTGGATATGATGAGGTCAACGACAAGTTCAACGCCTTCTTCTTCCAACCGGTCTCGAGCATCGAACAAGACACGGGCGCGGTGCGCGAGGGCGTCAACATTGTGTCAGAGAATCTGCAGAAGGGATCGCTGGACGACATCTGCAACTACGTTCTCATGTACTATTTCCCGCGCCGGTATCCGTATGGTGAGGACTGGACAGAACCTGCTGTCATCGAAGCAGGAACGGCAGCCTGGACCCGAGCAGCCGACTTCGTGCAGCAGGCGCACGTTCCAGGTGCGACGCGCGAAGTGCGATTGTTCCAGCGCGGACCCTGCACCACCATCAGTTCCGACTGCCTGAATCAGGACCACATCCACGTCGCAAGCACGGCGGGATTCGCAGCGACCGGCGGCATTCTGATTGCCGGTATCGGCCTTGTGTATTACCTGAGCATCACTGGCGATCAATTCAACCTGCCAGGCGCCATCAACGGCCTCTGGAAAGCGGGCCTGACCGTGGTACAAGGCTGGCTTTCCGACTTGGGACCGGAGGTCCAGTGCGAAGTCGCTAATGTCTATATGGCACCAATTACCGAGACAGTGGATCAGATCGACCTCTATATCGAGAGCATCGTTGGAACTCCAGGCCCGATCAAGGTCTATGCTGTGAGCAGCGAGTACGGTTATCCAGCAACCTATCTCGGAACTATTACCCCGACAGCCCCGGGTTGGCAGACGCTTGAAGTCGCATGGACGGCTCCTGGACCCTACTACTATTCGCTCCACCTGGTGTTTCAGATTGAACAAGCGGCCACCATCAACGACTACTACACCCTCGGCACCGGACCGGCGGCCGTCGGCGACTTCTGGGCTTGGTACGTCTATTCGGACGCGTTCGGCGGCGGTTCCGATCCACTGCAGCAACTTTCAATCGCCTTGTGGAGCGGGCTTATGACCGCACCCAACACCACCTGGATCTGCACAGGCGCGACGAAGGCCCTCGATCAGGCGGCATTCCTCAGCGCAAGCGGCAATGTCATGAACGACAACCGAGCGGGCACCGGTTGCATTCGATTCGTGGGCGCCGGCACGGCAAAGGTTGAAGATACCAGCGACATCGCGGAATATGACCGGCTGCATTTCTATTACAAGGGCAACATCAGCCAAGTCGAGATCATCTGTGAAGGCGGTTCGTACTACCAGGCCCTCGGTTCGCAAAGCGACTGGAATGAGGAAACGCTGACGATCGCCGCCATGCTCAAGTCGGGCACACCGCTCTCGACGCTCATCGCCATCAAGTTCACCATCACCGGCGGTTCCGGATGGGTCGACGGCTTGTACTTCCTGGCCCCAACAAGCGGACTGCCGGTCACCGTCCAGGATACGAATTCCATTCTCGCCTATGGCCAGCACCCCGAGGTCATCTACGCGAAGGGTGTCGCAGAAAGCAGCTACGCGTTCTCGCTTGCTGAGGCAATCGTCCTCGACCGCAAGATACCGAAGTATTCTGGGACCATCGTTGTCAAGGACACGCCCGGACGCTGGAGCCCACAGAAATCCGTGCGCGTCATGATCGCGAGCAAGGAAATTGATGAGGTCATGGCCATCTACCAGGTCACGCACAGATACGATGGATATGTTCAGCTCGAGGTCAACAGTTTCGAGTTCGATTACGCCCGCATCCTCGCTGGCCTTCAGAGCAGCATGGAGAATCTGCAGATCAGCGTCGGTTCGACGGTGCCCGTTGATGAGAACGTGGCGAAGCAGGCGGTGATTGTAGCGGCCCACGCCGGACGGCATGCAGCAGGGGGGTTCGATGAAATCAATGTAGGTGGGCTGAGTGGTGTCTTGACGAATAACCAACCGACAACTTGGGCCCTTGTCGCGTTGAAGCCATCAAGCACCGTGACAGACATTGATAGTGCGGTGAGCCTCAAACACGCGGCGGCGCATACCCATCCTGAATCAGAAGTTGTCAATCTTGTGACCGATTTGGCTGGCAAGGCTCCGACATTGCATTCCCATGCTGAAAGCGAAGTGACGAATCTTGTAACTGATTTGGCTGGCAAGGCGGCCTCTGCACATACGCATCTCTTGGCAGCAGGCGCGACAGACGTTACCGGCAGCGTAACCGATCTGAATGATGCCGTTGCAAAAAAGCATGAACACACGAATGCGACTGCATTGGCAGCGATTCCGTCTTCCAAATACAACGCCACGGCCGCTCCGACCGTCGATGACGATGTGACGCTTGGCTACGCTATTGGTTCGCGCTGGTACGACGTGACCGGCGACGCAGAGTATGTTTGCCTCGACGCCACAGACGGCGCTGCAGTCTGGTGGAAAACGACGCCATAGATTGACCGGAACCACATCAACTGTGAACTAGGACAGCAGGAGGTTGAGATGCCCGACGGGATGGAAGTTCTTACTCAGAAGGTCGAGGACCTTACGGCAGCAGTAACAAGGGTTGACATCAACACGCAAAAGATGTCGTGGGTTCTGTCGGACGCTGACGTGGGGTTGGTCGGCCAGGTCGGGAGACTCGCGCTGGTCGTCAAGGAGTTGGAAAAGAGTCGAGACGACCACGAAACACGGATGCGGGCGCAGGAAATCCGGCACAGGACGGAAGACGACAACAGAGCAGAAGTGAAGAAGCCACTGGTTATGATGGCGTTCAGTCTGTTAGAGAAATTGATATGGGTTGGTCTAGGCGGAGTACTTGCATGGTTGTGGACTGCACGAGGAGTGTAGCCGAAGGAGACTTATGTTCAACGGATTGGAAAGACGGCACGGCATCAAGGAAGCTAAGGAAGTTGACCTCAAGTCGCTCCAGGTCGAAGTCTGGCTTGGCGCAGACGGCGCCATCGAGGAAGTCAATGAGTCTGCTCACCTCGGCACCCAGGATCTGGCGGCAGACCCCGACGTGAAAAACGTTTACAGGTGCGTTGGCGCCTACGGGCGTCCAGGCTCGAAGATTCCCGTGTCCTTCAAGTTGGACAGTCTCGGAACCGTGGCCCCGAGGATCGAGACGGCCCCGGGCATGCATGAGGTCAAGAAAGATGTCCTGTTCAATGCTTTGAAATGGCTCGACGAACCGGAAAAGGTCGCTGCGCTCTCGGACGTAGAGATAATCAAGCTTCAGAACATCGGCGTCATCGAGCTGAACGACATCGTTATTGCCGCTCTCCTGGCGGTTCCGCGCGTGTGGACGCCGTTGGTTGATGCGGCAATGGCTATCATGCAACATGCGAACGGAAGTCAGGAAACCTTCCCGAAGCCCATCATCACGCAGGAACACAACACGAACGTGGTGACCGGTGACCACAGTGACGGCGCCGCTGGCGTGTTGACCGTTGGTAGCCACAACTTCACGGTCGGTGACAAGTATTGGCGCTTCTGCTCTCATGGCTTCTGCAAGGGCCGTGAGCGCTACGCCTTCACGTGGATGGACGTGCCCGTGAGTTACCTCGACGAACCAAACTAGGAGGCACACACGAACATTGTGCAGCGGGCCTCACCAAACAAGCAAACAGGGCGCGACGGTTGGAAGCCGGACACCATCGTCTGCCACATCACCGAAGGCGCCTATGGCGGCGCCGTCGAGTGGCTCTGCAATCCCAAAGCCGTGGCCTCCGCGCACTTCGTGGTGGCCCAGGATGGGCGCGTGACGCAGTTGGTCTCCATCGAGGACACGGCCTGGTGCAATGGAACAAGTCCGAACCCGGCACAGACAACCTACTCTGGTAACTCGACACTCAAGACCGTGCGGGATCGCAAGACCAACGCCAATCTGTACACAGTGAGCATCGAGCATGAAGGCATATGGGCAACGACAAAGGGCAGACTGACGCTCAAACAGCTCGGCACCACCATCGAGCTGGTCGCCTGGATACGCAGCGAGGTCAAGCGCATCTACAACGTGGTGATCCCACTTGACCGGGAACATATCGTCGGGCACTACCAGATCAGCCCAATAAATAAACCGAATTGCCCTGGCGCGGGATTTCAATTTGACACCATTCTGAAGGTCTTGCACGACCGAGAAACAACCGTTCCCGCAGTCACCGAGGCCCAAGTCATCAAGTGGCTGGATGACGAAGGGATCATTGTGGCATCAACCGGTGGAGACACGGCAGTTACATATCGCACCCTCAGGTGGGCCATCTACAAACTGGAACATCGAACATGAGTCCGATCGTCGGGTTTCGAATGACTGCTGAGACTAAAGCAAAGATGTCTGCATCGCATGTGGGGCATTCGCATCCCGTGTCTCTAGAACAACGAGTAAAGATATCCGCAAGTCTTATGGGGCGTCCTTTGTCACCGGAGCATCGAGCGAAGATGTCCGCAAGTCATAAGGGGAAGTCTCAATCTCCCGAAACGCGGATGAAGATATCTATGGGTGAAATGGGACGCATTGTATCTCCAGAGACTCGTGCAAGAATCGCTAATAGCCTTTGGAAGGGCGGGGAAATCGTGGCCGGGCGTAGAATGAAGGCCAAACGTCGGAGTCTTGGCTTCATCTCGATGAACTCTCCCTTCTTAGGTTGCGAAGCACATCATTTCAATCCGCAAGAAATCATCCACATCCCGGTAGAATTGCACAAGAGCATTGGGCACAACATCCTTACTGGCAAGAACATGGAACGCATCAACGCATTAGCTTTCGCGTGGTACATAAAAGACTGGACATAGGAGGCACATATGATCGATTGGAACCCCGTCATACTCGCCATCATTGCGCTCATTGGTACCATCATCACGACCCTGATCCCGATTGCTGTCACGGCGTTCTTTACCGCGCAGACGGCACGGCTGGAAAAATTGAAGGCTATCAAAGACAAGAACCAAGCGGCAGCCGAAGCGATTGTCAGAGTCATTCAGCAGACGAAAAACGCATTCACGAACAGCGAAAAGTTTGCGTTGGCTCTCTTGCGGATTGATGAGGAGTTGCATCTCCCTATTAATACGACGCGTGGATTGATTGACGATGCGGTTGCTAGCTTGAAACTGGCATGGGGGCCGGCCTGGGATAAACTCGGCGGGAAACTCGACGGGCAAGAACCCGAGACGCCGGTTCAGCCACCAATCGAACCGATACCGCCGACAGAATTGCCAGCACCTTAACTGAACTGGAGCAGCCTCACCTACCAGGAGCAGGAAGAGATCCTCGCCCGATGCTTTTTCAGGTCGGGCGTCGCAGTTTGGCGTCAGATTGCTCCCTGTGCAGACCGGCATCGTAAAAAGAGGCCTTAGGACGCAATCTCGTTTGGCTTGCCTGGTGTTGGTACCCCTAGTTCACGCTTCGTGCGCGTGGTGGGGCCAGTCCATCAACTGACGCCTCTCAAACCCTAGTTGCCGAAGATTGATATGACAAGACCCGACTTCTGCGCAAGGACATTGCCGTTTTTGTCCACGATGGTTACTGCCAGCAAACCAGAATCGGTGTCATTGGACAGGATACATGAATCGAGGGTGCCAACGATCACGTAATCGGCCGGGACAGTTCCCTTGATCTCCCGTGTTTTCTTATCGCCGTATCCCGAGCCGACAACGTAGGAACATGAGCCAGTAAAATGGACTCCTTTTGTCCCGGTCACCTGAATCCGGAATGATGGACCGTCTGGAATTGCGGCGGCACGACACCCCGTCATCAATAGAACCACAAGAATCAGCGCGAATACTCTCCTTCTATGCATGTTTGCCTCCTTGGCAGTACAGTTGTTTGCCAGTATGTCTTTATCCCTCCTTCCTGTCAAGGCGCTTTAACTATTTCCCCTCTTGACAGTAAAGAGCTTTGCTGCTATACAGGTATTGGACTGGGGGAAGGGAGTCCAGCGTGATTCAGCATAAGTCTCACCCAGAAGTCGACGAACTGTGCAGCGCAAAGATTAGATACCTTGCCAGAACTCTACGTAAACATCCAACACAGATTATCGACGAAGCGATCGACCGGATGTTCCGCGAGTGCAACGACCGGCCGCCGGAAGCAACTCTCATTACCGAAGAAATCCCGAGCAGAGAGCGCCTCCTGTGATTGTTGCTGTCGCCAATTTGAAGGGCGGCACTGGCAAAACCACCACTACCTTTCATATTGCTCGCTACTTTGCTTCGCAGGGCCGGACGACGCTCGCGGTAGATCTCGACGACCAGAGCAATCTCACGTCTCTGTTGACCAGCGAGCTGCCGAGGGAACACAACATCGCGCAGATCTTCACGTCGAAGTCTGACCCGCCGACCCCCATGCAAGTCGGGCTCAACCTGGACCTGATCGGTGCAGACGATACGCTCAGCGAGTACGAATCGGGTCCAGAGTACGAGCGATCTTTTCGATTGAGAGAACTTCTGTCGGTCCTCTCCTATGATGTCGTTGTCTGTGATACCCCGACACACCTAGGGCTCAGTGTCACCAACGCCCTCATAGCCGCGGATTGCGTCCTCATCCCGGTGAGACCGGACCGGTTCAACCGCGACGCCATGGCTCGTCTATTCTCGAGGATCGTGTTTGTCCGGGAACATGGCAACGCATCCTTGAAGATCGCTGGCATGATCCTCAACGCCGTCCAGGAAAGGACATCCTACGCCAAGGCCTTCGCGCCTATGTTGAGAGAAACATACGACGCCGCGGTGTTCAACACAGTCATTCCCTCGAGCATTCGCGTTACGCAGGCGCTCGACATACCGCAACCGGTGTGGGAGTTCGCCCCGAACGAAAAGGTATCCGTGGCATGGAAGTCATTTCTGGGAGAATTGGAAAGGACGCTATGGGGTACCTAGATCGGGCATTGAAGGAGAAGAAAGCTAAGATTACGCTCTACTGGGATGAAGCAACTCTGCTTGCCGTCGGTGAGTTCTGCTTGCATCACCGGGGCTGGAACAAGTCGACCTTCTCCGAGGCCGCGGTCCTTGAAAAGCTCGAGCACGATAAGACGGCAGAACAGGCGAAGAAAACCACTGACCTGATCATGCGGCATACCAGCAAGGAGACATGACGGCATACTGGTAAGACACCACACTGGCTGCAGATGCTGACAGCCTGACCAAACGTCACGTGCGCCCGCTATAGAGTGCCGTGGCTTCACTATTCTTTCACGATTGGTGTGTAATTCTTCTTGACAGGGGCAACCGAAGGGAAACAATAAGAACAGCAAGACACACGAGGCCAAGAGTCCTCGAGACATATGCGGACTGGGGAGGAAGCAATGAAATCGGTAACAAATCACGGTACGTCCAAACACGGCGCAGATGCAGCGTACAACAGATATGTACGTGCAGCCAAGCGTTCAGATCGCCGTCAATCTCTCAATCTCGCATGGATGTTCGTCACGCCACACCATCAGCCGCGCTCGGTCGGCACATTCGGACGTGCGGTATGACCTCTCTTACTTACCTTGTATCCTTCGGCCTTGGCATCATCGTCGGAGTGGGTGTCGGCATCTGGCTGGTCTTCCGTAAGATGCATTGGCTCGTGAAGTGGGGTCTCGTCGATGAGTGAACTACGGGCGAAATACTTACACCAGGTCGTGATCATCCGGGACGGTTCGACGAGTGATGGGATGTACGGTCTGGTAACACAGACCATCGAAGGCTCTGAGACTCCTTTGACCGTGACATTCTGGATTGGTCAAGGAATCCGGCATGACAACTACTACGCGCCCGAGGACATAGAATTAACCGATCAGGCCTGGAACGAGTTCCTCACCCGTGACTCAGAACTCAGGTGCATCTACGACAAGCACTACAGCCATCTCTACTACATCTGCGGAAAGGGCGGCAGGGACATCAACGGCTATCCGACGGTGAATAGAGCCTGGGCGCACTGGTTTAAAAATGACGAAGCGACGGCAGCATTGCACCGGTTGGTGCAGGAGGCGACGAATGATCCATCCTCTCGTTCTGTGGAGAGTACAGACGCATCAGACGCAATTGGCAGCGGCAAAGGCGATGAAAGTATCGCTGCCGACCTGGAAACATTGGGAGAGCGGCGTGAGCCTTCCCAAAGTTGAACGCATGGCAAAGCTCACGAAGTTGACCGGTGTCACGCGACAACAGCTCGAGACTGCGCGCGGATAAGAAATACTAGCGGATTGGGGAGGTCACTATGGACGGTTGGGTTATTTTGTTGGCTATATGTGTCGCAGCTCTCTGCGGCGCGATCATTGAACACAAGAGACTCCAGGAGAACTACGAATTCCGTATGGATCATTTGCACACTTGCTACCTGGAACAGATCAAGCGGAACGCCAAACTCACTGAGACGCTTGCTGCGGAACACGCCGAGCCGGTTGATGTTATCCTGGATCGACTGCTACAGGATTGTCCAGACGAGAGCAAGGTCGAGAGCAATGGCTGACCTTCCACTGTTCGTTCCTCGTTGGATGGTACGCAAGATGGTCGACGTGGCCTATCAAGAAGGCAAGCGTGAACAATTCCAGGAAGACACTGCGGCGATTGATCGCGTCTTCAAGAAGGATCTCGCCGACCACGGGCAATCATTACCTTCGAAGTTTGACATCGACGGACGTCCTGGACGTATCGATCCAGACCGGGGAACGTGATGAAACGCCTCGGCAAGGTGGCGATCCTGACATTTGCCGAATACGAATCCCTGGTCTGCCGAACAGAGGACGCAGAAGCACATGCTGCAGACTTCGCAGAAGAACTGAGCCGGATGCAGGTTGAACAGCGCGCAGCAGAGGACCGGCGCCGGATCGAGCGCAAGGCAGCCTTCACCGCTGGCAAGTTCCACAGCGCTGGCGGGTATGGGAAGGCCCTCAAGGATACAAGAGCACGGCTCGCCGGCACCACGGCCACGATGATTCGTTTCATGGACCTTGCTGCAAAGTGGCGCCCGTTGGTCGAAGCTCTAGAGACGTACCCCAACCAGTTCGTCGAGATCGGCTTCGACGCGGGCATGCACTTCCCGGTGAAGCGCTGGAATAAAGACGGCACCGAGTATCTCGCAAGCGTCCAGTACCAGGACAAGCAGTATCCGGACCATCAGGCCGCAGCGACGTTGAGACAATTGGCGCATGACCCGGATGTCAGTGATCCTGACGCTGGGGCTGACTTCGACGTCGTCGGCGTTGCAGTGGCCGCAGAACGAAGGCAGGCATGAGAGCCGGAGATAGAATCGGCCTTATGGTCAAAGGGCAGAATGGTCCAGAGCATCGGACTGGCGTTATCGTATCCATGGAGACGGGAGCGAACGGTCATCTACAACACGGTTATGTCCTTCTTGATGACCATCTCCCCGGTGACGGAACCTATGTCGGCATTACGCCGGACACCGTTATTGACGTGCCTGCCCCGAAGGTGAAGCCATGAGAGAGAACATCAAGCCCTCGCAGGAGATGGTCGCCGTCACCTTCCGCTACTATTGGCGCGTGAAGTTTGCTCTCGAAGAAGGGAAGTGGATCTGCTATGTCCCCTGGATGCCTCAGGGCAAGGACGTCACAATGGACATTCCAGTTGGACATTTCCAGATGATGCAGAAGGAGAAGGACGAAGGCGATCCTGTCTTTGGAGCAGAGACATATCACAACGCGCGGCGATACTACCGCATGGTTGTGGTGCAGGAACTGAACAAGAAGGTGACGGCATGACCGTCGGTGATCATATCCGGTGGCATCGCGAGTATGAAAAGGGCTTCTATAACAATCCAGCACATGAGACGATCTGGAGTGGGATTGTCGTTGAACTCGTGACGTCCCAGGTGGTCAAGGTTCGACGCGACTTTGACGGCGACCGGACATACTTGGTCCTCGTGAGTGACATCAAGGAGGCCGAGTCCTAATGGCTATTGCTGCTAAAGACAACGCCATCAGAGCGCTGGATATCGAGGTCGCATTGGCCGACCGCTGCGCCATGCATTCCCCTCCGTCCTGCCTCCCACCAATAGAAACGGATAAGCCCTTATTGGGTTTGGAGGCGTCCCACGTCTAGCCGAATTCTGTTCGATTCAATTCTCACATCAGAAACATTGGATAAGCTCTGTCCCGAGCAGGAAAACC